CTGTTAACGATTCTGATATACGCGGTTTAATTGGTAAAGGTAGTGCCGTACAGATGACATTTAATGAGTGGTATGGTGCTAGTGCTTTGCCTAATATTATCTTTGATACTGATGGCACAGCAGGTACTGTTACGCAAAATGATACCGGTGTTGCATGGGCTGAAGCAGGTATAATGTTCAATTCCACGGGTTCATGTATATCATGGAGTGAAAACATACAGAATGATATAGGCGATGAACTTATTGATTGGTTAGATGAAATTGCAACAGGTAATGGTGCTGATTTTGAGATTAGATATACAGCATTCTCAGGCACTGTCAATGGGTTAAATACAATTACTTCTTCATACCAACGCCTAGATGTGAATAGACGCATCTATGTTTCTTCAGATGGGGGGGCATTTACAGTAAATTGTACAATACAAATCAGGAAATATAACAGTTCAGACACTCCAGAAGAACGGGACATCTATTTAAGGGCATATGTTAATGAAAGTTCACCAGTAGGGTCAGCACCGGGAGTCTTCTAATGTATATACGTATGACTGATAGATGTAATATGAGCTGTAAGCATTGTATTTTTTCTTGTAAAAAAGGAAAAAATGGCACTGATATGTCTTTAGCTATATTTAAAAAGGTATTACAACTATCGGATGGAACGAGTTGCTTAAATCTTGGTGGAGGTGAACCTACAATTCATCCACAATTTTGGGAATTTCTGGATTTAGCTATAGCTTCAAACCACTCTAAAGTGTGGATGGCGACCAACGGTAAAAGAACTAAAATAACCAAAAAATTAATGGATTTGCATGTTGATGGGGTAATAGATATGCAAGTGTCTAGAGATGCTTGGCATGACCCAATAAATCCTGAAATATTTGATTTATGTAGAGAAAAAGGTATTTCAGAAAGAAGAGTGCATTTGATTTCTGACAATGGTTCTGCAACTAAGAATAGTGTGTGGAATACACGAGACTGTCATTGTGCTTCATGTCATGTCGATATGTTTGGTGATGTAACACCTTGTGCTTGTGATAATGCACCTAAGATATTTAATGTCAATGATAAGGATATAACAAAAGATGCCTTTTCATGTGTACTTAATATGAGTAAAAGATTAGGTTGTGTAGTAAACTGGGCTGCATCAGACTTAGCAAAACTTAAACGGAGAGTATTGAATGATAACTGATAAACAATCACTAGAGGATGAGTTATTACTACTTGCAGCAAAAGTAGAGGCAGCTTCTTTACACTTTATATCACAGATAGACTTAGGAGTAGATGCAAAGCTATTACAGGTATCTGCAGGATATAGTGGACAACCTACAAGATACCCTACATGGATAGGTAGAGCTAGTGGGCAAATTACAATAGACGGTGAAACAACAATAATAGATTCTTTGGAGGATGTAGAATGACAGCAGTAACAGATACTATAACTATTCTTGAAACATTGGCAGGTAAATCCCTAGCCAATACTCAGATGCTAAATGTGGTAGAAAATTTCATAAACTACCAAGATGAGCAAGGCTTTACTAATGAAGAAAAAGCGCAAGAGTTTTTAGATAAAACACTTACATTCATTAAGAATAGAGCTAAAGCTGGTGCTAGTAATAAAGCAGTTGCCGATAATTATGCTGTAGTTACTGCAGCAGCAGAAGCTGCAGTAGTTGACTTAATATAATAGGGGAGTAGCATGACAGCAATATCAGATGCAAAACTAATAATGGAAACTTTAGCCGGGAAAACTTTAGCAGGTACTCGTATGGTAAGATTTGCTGAAGATTATATTAGAGGCAAGCAAGATATGAAACATGCTGAAGCAAATCCAATTGATTTGGATACTGCTAGTAACAGCCAAAAAGCTCAAGCTTTTTTAGATGAATTAGTAGACACAATAAAAGATGTTGCTCGTCAAGGTGGTGAAATTAAAGCCAGACAAGATAATGCGACAATTGTAGCTGAAGCAGGTAATTCTGCCGCATCGGATTTATAATAACTTATGAATATGGCAGCTACAGCGATTGGTGCTGCTGCCATTGGTGCAGCAGGTACAGGTGATATACGTGGTCCGTTAACGTCATCTAAGTCTACTTTTACACAAAATGCACTAGGAGTAAAAGGTAACCTAAGTAAATTTGGGTTAGCTGACTCAATTAGTAGCTCATTCACTCAAAGCATCACAGGTACACTTACCATAGATGCTATTGATGGTGAAAGTACTAGTATTAGGCCTTTATTCCAACAATTCTTATCTGGTGATTTACTTACAGAAGCTATTGCTGGTGACTTAACCTCATCTAAGCAATTATTCACACAGAATATACAAGGCTCTTTAGAGCAAGACGCCATTATTGGCTCAATTGAGCATATAGGTACAACATTTCAGCAAACAGCTAATGGCACTATTACAATTGATGCTATTTCTGGTGATATAACAACTACTAGGCCGTTATTCCAACAAACAACATATGGCTTCATCACTAAAGTATTTGGGGCAGCTACTAGTAGTCCATTATTATTTACTCAGAGTGCATCTGGTAGCTTTTCTGTTGATGCAATTATTGGTGATATAACCAACACAGCTCCTAGCTTTACCCAAAATGAGTCAGTAGGTACAGTAGGTGCTGAAGTTATTACTGGTTTTGGTACAAACACTTCAACTACCTTTAATCAAAATGGTCTTGCTGCACTTTCACAAAAAGCTGTAACAGGAGATGGTACATCCACATCCACCTTATTTACTCAAAGTGCTATAAGTAACCTGTCAATTGATTCTATTATTGGATTTAGTGTATCCACAGTACCAAGTTATACTCAAAACGCTCTTGGTACTATTGGTGCTGAAACTATAAATGGTATAGGTACATCCACTAATACACTATTCAATCAAAGTGCTAGTGGTTCATTCAGTATTGATGCTATTACTGGGTATGCAACATCAGCAGCCCCAGGATTTAATAATGATGCAGATGGTATAGTTACCTTTGAAACTATTAATGGTACTGTATCCAACCAATTACCAACATTTAATCAAAGTGCATTAGGATTAAAAGAGTTTTTCTTTGTTGGTAGCGTTGCATCTACAATGCGACCACATAACAGCTGGGCGTTTGCTACAAATATAGATGCCAGCCCCGCAATTAACCCATTTGAAATAGCTACTAGTGGGTTATTACAAGACGGTTTCCTATATGATACCTGTCTGACTGCAAATATTACTCAGAGAGGTACTGCTAGTATTGCAGGTACATTATCTGCTAATATTCAAAGCATAAGCACAGCAAACAAAGTTAGTAAATTAACTGCAACCGTAAATAACAAATTAGAGGCTAAATTATGTCTGTAACACCGACACTTGTTACTGGGGACGATTCATTACTTCCCACAGAACTATTTAAAGATGATATCGCTTTTCTCATAAACAGTAGTGCAGTAGTTAAAGCGTCTGTTGTATCTAAAGATAGAAAAACAATCATCCTAGACCCTGTTATAGTGTCTATATCAGAGACAGGGTCAGATTGGGTAAATAGTTTAGTTGTACCTAAATTCGCTAGTGCAGATACTGGAGCTATATTATCAAATCAATTGGGTTCAGCTTTGTTAGAAATACAGGTAGATGAAACAGTTAGTGGCGGTGGCAAACAAACTTGGTTTGCTACAATTAAAATTCTTCAAGGCACGATAGACCAATAGGACAATATTATGTTGTTATCAGATATATTTGAGCACTTAAATTATGGCGAATTAGCACAGTTATCTATAGGTGGTGCTGATGAAGATGGCATACCTGTTACAGCTTATCCTGCTATTGTGTCACATCTAAATATGGGATTAATTGAATTATATAAACGTTTACCCCTAAAGATAAAAAGTATACAAATACAAGAGTATTCTTCAATTAGTACGTATTATTTGCAACCAGATTTTGCGGCTAATAGCGGTTCAGCAGAACCTATTAAATATTTATTGGATTCAGCTACTAATCAATTTACTGGCGATATACTAAAAATAGAGCGAGTTACTAGTAGTGATGCCACAGAAATAGGCAATCTACCTTTAAATGATAATAATAGTGATAATAGTCTGTACACACCAGCATATGACGCATTAACTGCGTATGAACCTGATGATTCCACAATACTTACTGTTTATTATAGAGCAACACCGACTAAAATAGTTGCTGCTGGGTTGGACCCAACAACAACAGATATACCAATACCTGATAGTGTTTTGGAAGCGTTGGTTTATTTTATTGCTGCTAGAGCACATACAAATACTCCTGCCCTTGAAGGGCAACCAAACGTTAGTTCTATGTATTTACAGAAATTTGAAGGAAGTCTTCAGCGAATAGAAAATGCTGCATTAATAGAAAATGATAATACAGCTAACGAGAAATTAGATAGTAATGGATGGGTTTAAATGGGAACTAAGGGTGATACTGGACCAGCGGGACCAAGGGGCTACCCTGGTTCTAAAGGTTTAACAGGTCTTACAGGTGATAACGGTGATATTGGAGATGCTGGTGCTGGTGTCACTATTACCGATAACGGTGACGGTACTTTTACTGTCACTGGTTCTAACGGTTCAATCGTACTCAGGGACGGGACAGCACCCACGAAGGGACAAGATTACTTTGATGGAGTCTCTGGGGATTTTGTTTCTTTCGTATATTATAGCGTTCTTAACGGTAGTCCAGTTCCTGACATAACAGATGGTACAGGGAGTTTTGATGGATTGTTGGAGTCGATGCCTGAACCTATTAACACATGGCAAGATACCCCAGATTATACTGATGGCTGGACTACTTACGTATCTACTAATCGTTATAAGCATACTTGGATTGGTGGTGGTTCAGGTTCTTGGGTATTAAGGGGTCCTTGGTCTACACCTAAGATACATAATGACCCAAGTGTCACTAATACGCAATTTGTATCATATGCCTTTATAAGACACACTAATGGAGTACCTACTACTCCTGATGGTGGTTCTTATGCTAGTCCTGTACCTACAACAGCTGGTTGGGAAGATGGTATTCCTGCTGGGGTTGGTCCTGCTTTCATGTCTAAACGCTTGTTTACAAGTGATGGTGTTGGTCAAGATGCCTCATGGACAGTTCCTAAGTTACTTGGTGCAACTGGTACAGGCACTAAACATCAATTTGGTCCAACTAATACAGGTCCTTGGGAAGATGTTCCAGCTACAGACGATGAATGGATGGTTGTTTGTACTTTAGGTTCTGATGAAGTATGGACTTGTGACACAGCTAATCCTATTAAAATTAAAGGTGAGGTTGGTGTAACAGCACAAACTATATACAAAGCTTATGCTTTTAAGCGTTCAGCTGTACCAATAGCTGAAAGACCTACAGGTGGTGAGTATGCTTTTCCACAACCAGTAGATGGTGTTGTATCTGGTTGGACAGAGAATATACCATCAGGTACTGCTAATTTATACATTAGCACAAGAATGTTTGCATCAGATGGAGCAGAGCCTCCACAGGATACAGAATGGAGTGAATCAGTTTTATTCTCCGGAGATGCTGCAATTGTATTTCGTATAGATTCTGACTCACAAGTATTTGCATTTGATGAAAATGATTCTAATCCAGTACCGACACAAATTAATTGTACTGCACTCAAACAAGGCATTATTAATGATGTTGATTGGACAACAGTACCAGATTTATCATTACCTGTTGAAAGAACAGATGCCCTAGATACCTTTTTCATAACTGCAGCAGAGTTTGGTACTAACAGTAATGTACAAGTAACAGCCACTGCTGGAGCATACACTGACACAATTACTATTCTTAAAGTCAAAGATGGGTCAGCAGGTCCTTCAGGAACAGCATCAGATACTGTGGAAGTTAGATTCCAGTATGCCCCAGATAATAATGGTGGAGCTGAACCAACAGTTGGATGGCACTCTAAACCTATAGTAGTAACAGACAAATGGTTAAGAGAGGCTACTTTCATTAACGGTACATCAACCCCCACTGGCACTGATGCTGATTACTCAGCTGGCGTAAAATTTGTAGGTGATGATGGCTCTGATACATATACTGATTTTTGGTTTAGTGATACTGGTACAGGTAACCCTGACACAAATCCCGCTGATTGGGGACAGATACAAACATCTTCAGATTTTTATGTAATAACACAAACCACAACTAATGGTGTTACTGGTGCTTGGGGTGCAGTAACTAATATTCGTGGTGAAGATGGTGTTATTGGTAAGTATTTTGAAACTTTATTTGCTATTTCATCTAAAGATACAGCACCAGTACATGATGCCACCACTCCAGTATATCCTGATTATGATAAATTCGCAGATGACCCTGTTGGATGGACTAATGACCCTAACTTATCCCCTACAGGTGATGAAGTAATATGGGCTATCACTGCTACAAAAATACATACTGGTGAATTGGACTCAGGAATTACTTGGCCTGATTCTGCAGTACAATGGGGGTCTTATATACCCGTAAGAGGTACTGACTATAATGATGGTACTGGTGTCTATGTAAGTAAAGTATATAAAGAGGCTCCTCTAGGCAGTCCACCAGCTGCTCCTACAATCAATACAGGGTCGTTTGATGGTACAGACGAAGTGATGCCTAATGGTGGTTGGATAGACGACCCTATGCAACCTGGGGTTGGTAATGCAGTTTATGTATCTCAGTATATTTATGTATCTTATCTAACTGTAGGCGTTAATACATGGCCTACACCGGGAACTTGGTCAGACCCTATACAATATCTCTATATTCCTACATTAGGAACAGATTATACTAATGGTACTCCCGGCATAGATGGAGATGGCTCATTTCATTCTTATATTTTTAGAAACTACCCCCAAGGAACAGATGTTTCTCAAACACCTCCTTCTGGGGGTTCATATGCTGGTCCGGGAACAGAAACTTTACCCACAAATTGGTTAGATGACCCTACAGACCCTGATGATGACGAGGTAACATGGGTTTCAGAAAGAACATATGTAATGATTGCTGGTGTATGGCAAACACCACCTGCATGGAGTGACCCAGCTAAATACTCAGCAATGACGACATTATTGTTGGCTATTGAGGACATAAATAGTATACATACTGACTTTAATGGTGCTAATTACACTTTTAGTAATGAAGGTGGGACAGTGACGCCTTGGTTTGGTGCTACTCCAGTTACAACAGCTTGTACTTATCAAATAGCTGGGGGGGCAGTTGCAGGTGAATACCATGAGCGTACATTAAATAATTTAAAAGTAAGTATAAGTAATGCCAATGGAACAGAAGGGCAATTCACTTTTTCATCATCAGGTGGTTCTTGGAATACAGATATAGAAACATTTACTATTATATGTACTCATACTGTTTCTGGACAATCAGCCACTATAAATACTTCATTAAAAAAGATAAAAGCTGGTAAAGCAGCTGTACAGAACACAGCCAATAGATTAGATGTAGCCTATGGTGTAGATGATGCAGGTACTACTAATAGTTATCCTCCCGGTGCTGACCCTACTGGTATGGAGTGGGTAGGTACTAATGTAGTTACTTGGATTCCTCCTGCAACTGAACCTGCAATATCCACTACTTATACTGATTATGAGTGGGTTAATTTCAAAGGACCTCAAGGTATACAAGGCGTACAAGGACCAACTGGTCCTTCAGGTGCTCAAGGTGTTGCTGGTGATGACGGTGCTCCAGTAGTATTTAAGGGTTCTTATCTTAATTTAGCTGCTTTTGAGGCAGCTTACACTCCTACAAATGGGTTTGCTTATTATAACCAAACAGATGCTAAGAGTTACGTGTATCAGGACTCTACTTGGTATCAAATGTCTGTTGATGGTGTTCAAGGGTCAAAAGGTGACCAAGGTAATCCCGGTGGAGATGGTGCTGATGGATTACCAATAGTGTGGAAAGGTGAATCTTCAAGTCCTCCCGGAAGCCCCGTTGAAAATTGGGTGTACAAAGACACAGATAATAGTCAGGTATATATTTATACTGGCTCTGCATGGGAAGTAATGGTATTAGATGGCTCTGATGGAGCTACAGGTGCTCAAGGAGCAGACGGAAATAATGTATATATTACTTACAATGATAATGCTTTAACTGCTAATCCGGGAACTCCTCCAGCAGGTAACGGTAATTCAGGTATATGGCATACAGCACCTACTGCTGCTTGTAACTGGATGTCTCAAAAAGTAGCCACTAGTGCTTCAGCTGGTGTATGGGGTGCTCCAATACAAATAGCAGGTGCAGATGGTCAAGATGGTGGTGATGGTCAAGACGGTTTATCCATTATATGGAAAGGTAATCTAGCCAGTGCTCCCTCAAGCCCAGTAGAGAATTGGGTATACAAAAATACAGGTGATGGACAAGTATATATCTATGACGGATTTGCTTGGGAATTAATGGTTAATGACGGTACAGACGGTGTAGATGGAGCAAAAGGTGATGATGGATATCAAGTATATATTACATATAATGATAACGCCATTGGCTCACAACCATCAGCCCCAACTGGTTCAGGTATAACAGGTGGTTGGCATACAACACCATCAGCCGCTTGTAATTGGCTTTCACAAAAGGTAGCTGCCACACAAGGTTCTGGTACATGGGGTGCAGCTATACTAATAGCTGGAAGTGATGGAGAAGATGGTACTAATGGTACTAATGGCGTCAATGGTATAAATGGTACTAATGGGAATGATGGTGATGATGGAGCAGCAGGACTAAGTAACAGAGTAGATTTTGCTTATGCTAATACTATTAATGGTACTGGTGATGTGCAATATCCTACTGGCAGAATTGCTACTGCAAACTATAGCCCAGCCACCCCACATGAAAATAACCTCTATATGGGTACTAATGTAGAGACTTGGTATCAAGATGCTACAGAACCTAGTGTAAGAACTTCTGCCTCTTACTATGAATGGTCAAGATATACTGGTGAAGAAGGTCCAATGGGGCCATCTGGAACAGATGCTTTGACTATTCTTAATTATAAACCAGCTGTGTCTCTTGCAGCTAATAATGCTGGTGTTATTGCAGATTACTCACAAAGTGGCACAACATTAAGTGTCTATGAAGGGGAAACTAAGTTAAATTATAATGGGGCTGGAACAACGGCTGGTACTTGGGGACTCAGTTCTATTAATGATGTGAATATTACTAATGGTTCAGTGTCAGGCAGTGGTGATGCTCTAGTAGCAGCACACTCTAATATGACACAAGATACTGCGTTTATTACTTATGCTATGGCTGGTAAAAGAATTAATGGTATTGATTTTGTTGCACAAACAACCCAAGTGTTCAGTAGAGCACAACCGGGAGAAGATGCAGTAAGTGTATTATTGACTAATAGCTCCCATACCATACCAACAGACAGTGCTGGTGCTAATGGCGATTACACAGACTCAGGTACAACTATAAGCCTATTCCAAGGTACTACACAACTTAGTCACAATGGTAGTGGTACAAGTAATGGTACATTTAAAGTTACTGCTGCTGGCAATAACATTAGTGCATCATCTATTACCGATAGTGGTGACAATGCTATAATGAGTGCTGCTAGTAATATGACAACAGGTACAGGTGTATTAACAGGAACTATTACATACACTATCACAGGTAAAACACTAATCGGTAACGCAATTAACCTAACAGCTATACAATCTTTCAACAAGAATTTAGCAGCTGTACAGTCTGAGCCTATTATAAATTCAGGTGGAGGACCAACACCAACAACATGTACTCATGTGTCTGTTGGTAACCCAATAGAGATTAAATGGAGCTACCAACAGACAGGAAGCCAAGGAACTGCATACCCTTGGCATGATGTTACATACACGCTATATAGAAATGGTACACCGATAGATAGTTTTTATTCGGCTCAGAATCTAAATACAGAATATGAACCTGGGTTTGGTTGGTTATTTGCTGTCTCTGGTCAACAGACATATGTAGACCACCCCGGAGCAGGTTCATATACTTACACACTAGGTAAGTCGTATACTTGGGGTGGCACAATTCTTAAGAATCAAGGGTCAATAGTGACTAATGAAACAGTATAAACTCTATATTAATGCAATTATTAATGTATACTATCCACAATTAACTTATAGGTAAGTTTATGGACTTAGATAAGCCAGAAGAAAACAGAGAAGACTTGGATACAGATGAAGCTAAATTAACTGATTGGGTTAATGAACCAACTGTTAAGGACTTCAAACAAGACTTTACTGATGCTACTCCTGATAAAGATTCTCACGTAGAGAGAGTTAATACATGGTTAGATAATCTTAAAGGTACTGGCTCGGCTGCTAGAAAGAAAACAGCAGGTCGTTCACAGATAGTTCCTAAACTTATCCGTAAACAAGCGGAGTGGCGTTATGCCTCACTTTCAGAACCTTTCCTTAGTACAGACGATATATTTAATACTGACCCAATTACATATGAAGATAAAAAAGCTGCAATTCAAAACGGTTTGGTTCTTAATAACCAACTCAATACAAAGATTGATAAAATACGTTTTATTGATGAATATGTACGTACAGCAGTGGATGAAGGAACTGCTATTGTACGTGTGGGTTGGGACTTTGAGGAGGAAGAAGTAGAAGTACCTACTATACAGCCCGTACCTGCCCGTACTCCAGAGGAAGTGCAACAAATACAGCAAGCAATGCAGATGGCTCAACAATCTCCAGAACAGATTTCACCAGAAGCACAACAAGCTATACAAGCCACCATGCAAACAGGTATACCCCATATACCTGAGCAAGTTGGTACACATATAGAGACAAAAACAATTAAAAACCAACCTACATTAGAGGTCTGTAACTATAATAACGTTACAATAGACCCTAGTTGCTTAGGTGATTTGGATAAAGCTAACTTTGTCATATATAGTTTTGAGGCTTCTATTTCTGAACTGAAAAGGGATGGTAAGTACACAAACCTAGATAAAATAAATATAGATAATAATTCAATATTAGGTGAGGCTGACCATGAAACTGAGGAAACTACTGGAAACTTTAATTTCAACGATAAACCGAGAAAAAAGTTTGTTGTATACGAGTATTGGGGTTATTGGGATATCGCTGGTAATAATATACTGGTCCCTATCGTTGCTGCTTATGTAGGTAATACTCTAATTAGACTAGAAGAAAATCCTTTCCCTGACCAAAAAGTTCCTTTCATTTCTGTACAGTATTTACCAGTAAGACGCTCTATTTATGGTGAGCCTGATGGTGAATTACTAGAAGAAAACCAAAAGATTATAGGTGCTGTAACTCGTGGAATGATTGATATTATGGGTAGAAGTGCTAATGGTCAAATGGGCAGAAGAAAAGATGCTCTAGATGTAACTAATAGACGTAAGTTTGATGCTGGTGAAGATTATGAGTTTAATGCTAATTTAGACCCTAGAATGGGCTTCCATATGCATACTTACCCTGAAATTCCTCAATCAGCACAATTTATGTTAGCTATGCAGAACTCTGATGCAGAGTCCCTTACAGGTGTAAAAGCATTTAGCCAGGGGAATAGTGGAATTACCGGGCAAGCTCTAGGACAAACAGCTACAGGTATTAAATCTGCTTTAGATGCTACATCTAAACGTGAACTGGGTATATTAAGACGTCTAGCTGAAGGAATGAAGCAAGTAGGTCGTAAGATAATTAGCATGAATGCTGAGTTCTTAGAAGCCGTAGAAGTAGTAAGAGTAACTAATGAAGAATTTGTAGAGGTACGTAAAGACGACTTAGAGGGTAAATTTGACCTCAAGTTGACCATATCTACAGCTGAAGCAGATAATAGTAAAGCAGAAGAACTAGCATTTATGTTACAAACTACTGGACAAACAATGGGTCCAGAGTTTTCACAAATTATATTAGCTGATATTGCACGATTACGTAAAATGCCTGAATTAGCTAAAAAGATACAAGATTACCAGCCACAACCTGACCCACTAGCAGAAGAAGCCAAGAAACTAGAAGTGGAATTACTCAGAGCACAAATAGCTAATGAATATGCTAAAGCTAATGAGAATAACGCTAATGCCAATCTTGATAATGCTAAGGTAGGTAACTTAGAAAGTGATACTGACCTCAAGAATCTAGACTTTTTGGAGCAGGAATCAGGAACTAAGCAAAGAAGGGACCTTCAATTACAAGGTGAACAAGCTAGAAGTAACATGAACTTAGAAAGCTTGAAACACGTTAATAAGGTCAGAGAAAACCAGTTAGCCCCTAAAAAACAGGCGGGGTCAACTATCTAGCCTAACGGCAAATAACTATCCGACAGGTAATGCTGCGGGACACGAGGAACTACCATGAGTAATGAAAGCGATTTACACCAAATAGAAATAGACATAGAAACAGCTAAATTTGAAATAGAGTTACAAGAGTGCTATTTAAGACTCAAAGATAATAAAGATTTTAAAAAACTAATTGAAGAAGTTTATTTCGCTACTTATGCAACAAACTTAGTTATGCTTAGAGCAGATTCAAATTTACCCGAAGATGCAAGAGAACGTACATTAAGAAGTATTGACGGTATTGGTCAATTCAAATCCTTCTTAATTGATATAGTGCGAGCAGGTAATCAAGCTAGAGCAGCTATACAGCGTGATGAACAAGAAAGAGAAAGTATATTAGAGGAGGGTATCTAATGAGTGACGAACAGAACCCCCTAGAAATGTCTGATGAAGAAATAATGAATATGGCTGAACCAGAGCCTGTCCTTGAGGAAACTGAGGAAGAAACTGAAACCATAGAGGTAGAAATAGTTGTCGAATCAGAAAAGCCAGCGACTAGTGAGACTGAAAGTACAGAACCAGAACAGCAGGAAGAAACAGAAAATACAGCTACTGAGGAACATAACACAGAGTCAGCTACAGAAGATGAAGTAGATACTGAACTTACAGCAAGTGAAGACAGTACTACTAATACAGAAGAAGAAGTTGACAACACTGTAGATTTTCAAGCAGAATACAATAAGTTATTAACACCTTTCAATGCGTCAGGTAAGCAAGTCCAAGTGTCTAACGTGGATGAAGCTATAAGACTAATGCAAATGGGTGCTGATTATAATAAGAAAATGACCGGGCTAAAGCCTAGTATGAAAATTCTTAAGATGTTAGAAAATAATAACCTGTTAGACGAAGATAAGTTAAACTACTTAATTGATTTGGATAAAAAAGACCCAGATGCAATAGTTAAACTTATGAAAGATGGTGGGATTGACCCACTAGAAGTAGATGTTAACGCAGATACTGAGTACAAACCAAATACTTACACTGTAGATGATAAAGTAGTAGAATTGGATGGAGTACTTGCAGAAATAAAGCACACAGACTCCTATGCAAGCACTATCGACATCATAAGCAATAAGTGGGATGAAGCCAGTAAAGAAGAGTTATATAAGCAACCTGCACTAATTGGAGCAATTAATAATCAAGTCGGTAGTGGTGACTATGAGCAAATTGATTCAATAGTACAAAATCAACGTATGTTGGGTAACTTAAATGGACTCTCGGATATATTAGCGTATAAACAGGTAGGGGACTATTTACATAATAATGGGCAGTTAGTGAGTCAACAAACTCAACAACAACCTCAACAACATGTAACAGCACCTCCTCAAGTGAATACGAATAATAATCCCAAGCTTAAGAATCGAAAGAAAGCAGCAAGTACAACTAAAACTGCTCCAAGTACGACAAGCAAGCAAAAGTACAATCCACTTGCTATGTCAGACGAGGAGTTTGAAAAGGTTAGTACACCACAATTTTAACTTTTATTATTTATAGGAGCCTATCATGGCTAACGAACGTATGTACAACGACCCAGCTGGGGGCAGTCAATCCAGCGTAGGTGATACTCAATTTAACGAGTTTTACTGGCAGAAAAAAGCACTTATCGAAGCTAAAAAAGAAGCGTATTTTGGTCAATTGGCTGACGTAACTTCTATGCCTAAGCATTTCGGTAAGAAAATCAAAAAATATCATTACCTACCATTGCTCGATGATGCAAACATCAACGACCAAGGTATTGACGCTGATGGCGTTGGTGTAGGTGTTGATAAACAAACAGTTACTATTAAAGTAGCTGGTCCACGTATTGGTGCTCAATTAGATGGCTCTTCTAATCTTTACTTTGTAGGTGAAGGTAATGATGCTGCAGCTGCACTATTAGCAGCCCAGACACTAGTTAATGCTTGGATAAACCGTTCAATTGCTTCAGGTGGTCTTGGTTCAGTTTTGACTACTCAGAACAGTGAAGCTGCTGACTATGCTGAATACACCGCTACTGGTGGTTCTTATGCATCTGGTTCATCTCCTTTTGATGACGGTTACACATTTACTGGTGATACAGTTGGAGATGCAGTACCTGCTACAGGTAATCTGTATGGTTCATCTAAAGACGTAGGAACTATCTCTGGTAAACTTCCTGCTCTTTCTGAAGTCGGTGGTCGTGTAAATCGAGTTGGTTTCAGACGAGTCGAACTTGAAGGTTCTATCGAGAAATTTGGTTTCTTCGATGAATACACTCAAGAGTCTTTAGACTTTGATACTGATGCAGAACTTTCCATGCACATTAACCGTGAAATGATTAACGGTGCTAATGAGATGACTGAAGATGCCCTTCAGATTGACTTGTTAAATGGTGCTGGTGTTGTTCGTTACGGTGGTGTTGCTATCCAGACTAGTGAAGTAACTGGTGAAGCTAATGGAACAGCGTCTGTTCCTACATATGAAGACCTAATGCGTTTAAGTATTGATTTAGACAATAACCGTTGTCCTAAAGCTACTAAACTTATCACTGGTACTCGTATGGTAGACACCCAAACTGTTAACGGTGCTCGTTATATGTTTATCGGTTCAGAACTTATTCCAATGGTTAAAAAGATGAAGTCTATGGACCCATCTGCTGAAGTTGGTTCAGGTTTCGTTTCAGTTGAGAAGTACGCTGCTGCTGGCAACATTGCTCGTGGTGAAATTGGACAGATTGACCAGTTCAAGATTATCGTAGTTCCTGAAATGATGCATTGGGCTGGTGTTGGTGCAACTGTTGGTGGTGACGGTGGTAATACTGCTGGTTATCGTGAATCCGGTGGTAAATATGACGTATTCCCAATGTTAGTTGTTGGTGAACAGTCGTTTACTACTATTGGTTTCCAAACTGATGGTAAAACTGTTAAGTTCAAAATCAAGCACTCTAAGCCGGGCGATGCTATTTCTTATAGCAAAGATGACCCGTATGGCGAAATGGGCTTTATGTCTATCAAATGGTACTACGGTACTATGTTGTTAAGACCTGAACGTCTAGCAGTAGTTAAGTGTGTTGCTGAGTACTAAGCAATACATTTAAAGTAAGAATATAGCCCCTTCAATTCCGGAGGGGCTATTTTATATAGAGAGAAATATCATGACAAACTCAGACCAAAACGCAGTAACAACTGAAGCTGCACTAGATGAACTAAAGAAAAAAGCTACAAAATTAGAAGTACCTTTCCATCCTAATATTGGGTATGAAGCACTAAAGAAACGAATTGAGACATATATTCCACCTAATCCAGCACCAAATGAAGAAGAACTATTGGAAGCAGTAAAGGTTGCAGCAACTGCTACACCTGCAGTAGCCGAAGACCCAAATGCGTGGAGAAGTATGACTCCTGCCCAAAAAAGGCAGCATCTTATTAAAGAAGCAACTAAATTAGTTAGAGTTAGGGTTACTTGTATGAATCCTGACAAGAAAGAATGGGAAGGTGAAGTGTTTACTGCAAGTAACTCTATCATCCCTACCCAAAAGAAATTTGTCCCCTTTAATGCAGAGAATGGTTGGCACGTTCCTCAAATCATATTAAATATGATAAAAGAACGCCAATGCCAAGTATTTAAAACAGTTAAAGGACCCAGAGGCGAGAAAATACGTAAAGGCGTTTTAGTACCTGAATTTAGTGTTGAAATTTTGGATGCTTTAACGCAAAATGACTTAAACGATTTAGCCAAAACGCAAGCAGTGGCTAACAACTTAGACTAATAGGAAACATTATGTTAATCAAAGACACCACAGTTACATTTAATTGGACACTATCCCCTACGGATACTTCGTATGCAGAGGACTATTTTGACCTACAATTACAAGCTCCAGATGGTAGTGTAACGTATACAGATGGTGTTGTAGGGGCAGGTGGGTGGCAGAATGACGGCACTTACGTTGCTCCTGGTACTATTCTAGCAGATACTGTTGGACATATTGAAACTGATATACTCTTAGACCAATCAGGTGTTTATACACTTATATTGGGTACTGGGGGTTCTACAACGTTTACAATAATAGATACTGTTCTTGCTTTAGTAGTAGAGTCAGACTTAGCAGTAGATAATACAGTGGTTTTACCATAAGGATAAATCATGGCTAATATTGAAGTAGCTGACTTAACAACTAAAGAAACAGATGGTACTGGTGTTTTTGATGAACTGATGGAAACCATAGAAGTACGCCTTGAAGACCAATATACTAAAGGGCGTATTACTGGACCAGATTACGCAAAAGTTTATTTAGGTGCTATGACATCCACATTACAACAGGCTATAGCTTTTGTATTGGGTGAACAACAAGCAGATAAACAAGCTGATTTAACTGCAGAGCAAATACTTAATACAGAGAAGGAAGGTAGTTTATTAGACCAACAAGTATTAAAACTCATAGCTGATACTTCATTAGTTACACAACAAGAGCAGAATGCTATTGCTCAAGAATCCCAAATAACAGCACAGACAGCTAATGTTACTGCTGAGACTCTTAATGTACCTAAACAAGGTACTATATTGGAGAATCAAGCAACTAAATTGGTTGCAGATACATCTCTTGTAGAACAACAAGAGACTAAAATTATTGTTGATGCTTCCTTGACTAAAAAGCAAGAGAAGAAGATAGCTGCTGATATATCCTTAATGGGATTACAAGAATTGAAAGTCGCTGCTGACACCTCTTTAACAGGTCAACAAGAATCAAACCTATCCCTAGAATCAGCGAATATAAGTAAACAAGGCACATTACTGGATTCTCAGACAGCTAAAGTTGATGCAGATAAGTTATTAACTGATGCACAAGAATTGAAAGTTGATGCAGATACTTCGCTGACAACACAGCAGGAAGCCAATTTACTATTGGAAGCACCTAATATTACTAAACAAGGTGATATGTTAGATAAGCAGATAGAAAAAGGCACTCAAGAAATTTTGAATGCTAAACAAGAAGTATTGTTATCTATCGCTAAAGTTAAAGAGATGGGCGAACAGGCTGCATTAACGTCAGCCCAAGCAGCCAAAACTGTACAAGACATTGCTATTGGTAAGAAACAAGAAGCTAAAATGGACCAAGAGATATTGGTTCTGCAGCAAGAAGTACTTGCCTCTACCCAAGAAGTTGAGTTATCCAAAGCCAAAGTACAGCAAATGCAGGAACAGGTTCAACTCACCACAGCTCAAGTACATAAAACCATTCAAGATGGTAAGTTAACTGAAAAGCAAGTTGCTAAACTCACTCAGGATATACTTGTAGCAAAACAGCAAGTATTACAGTCTATACAGGAAGTGGCACTATCTAAGGCAAAAGTTGAGCAGATGCAAGAGCAAGTTAAACTAACTTCAGCTCAAGTTATTAAAATGTTCAATGAAGGTGAGTTAACTGCTAAACAAATTGATAAACTTACTCAAGATATTCTGGTTGCCCAGCAGCAGGTTCTGAACGCCATACAAGACGTTCTACTGTCTGAAGCTAAGGTTTCACAGATGAATGAGGAAATACTCCTTACAACTGCTAAGACTAAGCACACTGAGCAAGATGTATTGAATACTACTATTCAAGGTACTTTGTTACTTGCACAAGAGGAAAAATTACAACAAGAAGTACTTACAGAGCAACAGAATGTACTTAACATGGCTCAACAGGTACTTAAGTCTGCTAAAGAAATAGAGATAATGGATGAACAAAAAATCAAAATCCAAGAGGAAGTTGATTTACTGGAACAGCAAGCACTTATTGGTGTACAGGAAGCTCTGAAAGTGACTGAAGAAAAGAATCTATTAACTAAGAAATCTCTTACTGAGGTTACTCAAGAATTGAAGCTTGATGCTGAAATTGACTTGATGGGCATACACATTC